AATAGCGCAATGTATAAACAAAATGGCGCATTTGTAAATAATGCTTGGCATATTAAAACAGTATATGAGCCAAACAAAGATGGATGGAATATTAAAAGCAGTCATGTGGAATAACCATGAACAAACAACTATGGAAAGAAGACGCTGCCTGCCTTGATTATGATACTAATCTATTTTTTGATAAGTATGAAGATAATCCAAATATTAGACACGGAATAGATAATGTTTGCCTTGCATGCCCAGTTGCAAGACAGTGTTTTGCAGTTGGTGTGTCTGATAAAGAATATGGAGTCTGGGGCGGAGTATATTTAGATAAAGGAAATATATCTAGAGAATTTAACAATCATAAAACTAAATCTCGTTGGGGAGAGATTTGGGAAAACTTAACACTGGAAATGTGATGTACACAGACAATATGCAACGTGCTTTTAGATCAATTACACCACCAAGAGGTTTTGCAGTTGATATTATAGATAACGAACATTTCTTAACTGTTAGAGCAAATGAAAAACAGTTTATGAGATTAGATGAGTTTGAAAAACGAAGAGCATTTGAATATATGATGAAAGTAAAAAAAGCGCTGGAAGATAATGGTGCTGTCGTAATGTTAGTTAGAGATGCAGTAAAATGATTAAAAAAATAATTTGTAAGATTAAGGGTCATGATTTTTCTATTGATGCTGGATCATGTCCTTTTACTGGCAATAGTTATGTTATTTGTAAAAAATGTCTTGGAATGAAGGTGAAAAATGAAAAAATGGATTAGTTTATCTGTGTTAGGTGTGTTTGTTTCATTTGTCGGGCTAATTGTTGTTGCCTTTGCACAGTTGACACAAGCCTTACAATCTGATATATTTAATATAGAAACAGATGATGAGGAGTTATTTTAATGCAAACATTTTTGCCACAAGCAGACTTGCATACTTCTGCATATTTTTTAGATAGTAAAAGATTAAATAAGCAAATATTAGAAGGTTATCAAATTCTTAATGTTTTGTCTGGCAAGTCTAAGACTGGTGGTTGGCGAAATCATCCAGCAGTTTTGATGTGGCGGGGATTTGAACGTGGTCTGTGGGAATACATACAGGCTATGATTCAAGAAGCAAAGATGCGTGGCATTAGAACAGAGAACAATGAAGCAAATCTTAATGATTTAAAAGATCAATGCTGGGAAAACTGGGGCAACAATGTTCCATCTTTTTGGAAAGATGAAACTAAATTGATGCGTGTAATAACAACACATCGGGCTAACTTATTTCATAAAGATCCCATATACTATGTAGAATATCAATCTGCAGTATCAAGTCCTTACAATATTCCTTGCTGTCCAGACAAAAAAGAGCCATGCAAATATTATTGGCCTACACATGAGGAGAAAAATGCAGTGGTATAGTTGGGTAATAGGAATTTTAGTTATATTTAATATTTTTATACTGTATAAGGCTGTTAAAATTCAAATGGCATTAACTCAAAGTTTATTAGATAATCAAATTGCTCTATCTATGATGGTTACAATGAAAGAAGAGTTAGAGAATTCGTCTAAGTTTAAAGATGATTCAAATGAAGATTTTATAAAGTTTTTATCTGATTCAAGAGATTGGGCATTTGATTATATTGAAAATACAATGGCAAAAATAAACGAGGTCATTGAATACTGTAGAAAAGAAACAAATCGTGGCGACCTTGGAGATTATCGAACTGGTCCAATTTTGATGAATATCGTTAAACAATTGCGACCTCTTGTTGAACAAAACAAAGATAAGCAATAGTGTATAATAAAAATAGGGTGGTGATTAAATGAATAACGCACAATTAAAGGCTATGGTAGCCTCTTATGGACGTTCAGTTCTTGCTGGTGTAGTTGCACTATATACTGCTGGAATTACTGATCCTAAAGACATGTGGGCTGCTCTAGTGGCTGCTCTTGTACCAGTTGTTCTTCGTGCAGCAAATCCAAAGGATCCAGCATTTGGTAAGTTTGATGCAATTGCAAAGGATGTGGACGATGCTATGAAGAATATTAAGCCAGTAAAAAAGAAGGCTGCTAAGAAGCCAGCATCTAAAAAGGTAGTTAAGTAAAATAAATTAAAACAATAGGGCAGATATAAAAGTCTGCCCTATTTTTGTTATAGAAAACCTGGTATAATATAAGGTATGCCATACAAAGTCGGTGCAAAAGGATCATATGGATGCTCAGGGTATCCAGCAGTAAAAGATGATGGAACTGTAATGGGTTGCCATAAAACAAGGTCAGAAGCAGCAGGACAGATCTATGCAATAAACAGAAGTGAAGGAAATATAGGAAAGGCTATGCCAAGTCTTAAAGAGGGAGACTGGGCACTTACTTCTCATGGAGAAGAAGATGAGTTTCATATCGGTCAAGTTGTACATGTCATGTACGAAGGCAGGCTTGGTGTTGAAGGTGGAGAATATACCCTAGAAGCAAGTGCAGAAAATCCAGCAGTATTAATTCAGTTGTATGAGCAGGATGAGAGCGGATTCTGGGAGGCAACAAGAGAGTACTCTGCATGCATGATGTCTTTAATGATTCCAATTGATCCACTGCCAACTGAGCCAGAATTAAGTGATATGGAGATGGCAATGGATAATTCAATGATGTATCAAAAATCAATTGATCCATTTAATGCTTTAGGTAGAATTGAAAAAAGAGACTACTCTTCTGGTGCTAGAGAAAGAATGGCAGAGTCTGGAAATGCAATGCCTGATGGATCATTTCCAATAGCAAACGCAACAGATCTTCGCAATGCAATTCAGTCAGTAGGTCGTGCGAAAGATTATGCAAGAGCAAAAGCACACATAACCAGAAGAGCAAAGGAACTTGGTTTATCAAACATGCTTCCTAGTGAATGGGGTGCTGGAGTTCAAAAGTCAATTCTTGCAGATGCTTTTGACCCAACATTTTTTCTAAAATGAAAACATCAAAATATTCTTTTAATGATATGCAAATAAAAGATGGTTGGATTGTTCGTATGACAAAAGACGGAAGAATTAAATCTAAAATAGAACCATATACTGTTAAGCATAAAAAACAATTGGAGAAAAAGAATGGCTGATACATACGCACCTACGTCTGGCATGAAGTCTGCTGCTAGAAGGGCCTTGCGCTGGAAAGAAGAGGGTAAGGCAACTGGTGCTGGAACTCCCGTAGGATGGGGCAGAGCAACCGACATAGTGGCTGGCAGAGGCCTTTCTTTGGACACTGTAAAGCGCATGTACTCTTTCTTTTCACGTCATGAAGTAGATAAGAAGGGTAAAGATTTTTATAACACATCTAATCCATCCAACGGTAGGATTATGTGGGATGCCTGGGGAGGAGATGCAGGATTTTCTTGGTCTAGAAGAATTGTAGAAAGAGAAAGAGACAAAGCATTATTTTCTGATTTTGGATTAGACTATTCAAATGTAGAAAAGGTAGAGGAGATTTTTAAGGCTCTTGGTGTGGGATCAATGGTATCTTGGAACTCATCTGGAGGTAGAGCGACTGGTAAAATTACAAGAATAATTCGTAATGGATCTTATAATGTTCCTAATAGTGATTTTACAATTAACGGTACACCAGAAGATCCTGCTGCTGTAATCAGACTTTATAGAGATGGAAAACCAACAGACACGATGGTTGGACATAAACTAAAAACCTTGAGGGCTGCTTGAAAAAAGACTATAAAAATAAAGAATGGCTTTATCAAAGATATGTTGTTGATGAAATTGAACCAGTGGATATTGCAAAAGAGTTTAATGTAGATCGTAAAGTTATTATTTATTGGTTAGATGAGTTTAGTATTTATAGGGATTATAAAAGATTAATAAGAAAGGTAAAATAATGGGACATAGAATAGTAATTAAAGATAATTTTATTACAGAAGAAGATGCTAAAGTTTTAATGTCTGAAATGGATTCTCCTTCATCCATAAATCCTTATCCAGAGTATTATAAAAATAGATTTGGTGGAACAGCATTTCCATATAATCAAAATGTTCAATCAGTTTTAAAAAAATATAGTAATTTAAGTAATATAAAACAAAAAGAATTAAATGAGTTTTATGACCCAATATATACTTTTAAGGCATTTGGATCGGTTTGGATTCCTGGAACTTCTGGAGGCGTTCATTCAGATTCTCAGGACCCAGAACCTTGGATTGAATGGAGCACTGTTGTTTATTTAAATGAAGAATATTCTGGTGGAAAAATATATTTTCCAAAACAAAAGTTTGAATATCAACCCAAAAAATATTCTGCTGTATTTTTTCCAAGTGCGGGAACTGAGTATGCACATGGTATAACAGAAATACTTGCTGGAAAAAGATACACAATGTTATTTATGCATACATCTCTAAAAGAACATGCTGATCCAGAGTTTTTATAAATTTTTTACTTTTTTGTAATATTCAAAAATATAATCACCTTTAATAGTTGCTGGTTTTTTATCAATCATTTTTTTATCTTTATGAACAAAATGAAAAAAAATCATATCCACATACTCGTCTTCTTTAAAAATTCTAGGCTCTCTCCAATGCATTAAATCTGAAGATGCAAATAATAATGCATCATTGTCTTTTAATAAATATTTATTATTTTCTACATAAATTGACCAATCAATATTAGACTCAATTTGATAATCAATTGTAAAATCTGTATGTGCATTATCTATAGGAGGTAATAGTTTTGGTTCGCCATATTTTTTTGAATATCTAGAAAAAATAAAAGAATATGGAACACAATCTTTGTTTAATGATAAAGCATACTCATATGTAACTTGATAAATTTCTTCTGGAATTTTATGCAAATTAAAATGCATTACTAATCTTCCAACATGATCTTGAATTATTGCAATATTAGTATCTACATTTATGTCATTAGAAAGTTTTATTTTTTCTCTTTTATTTAATTCATTATATACATATTTTTTTAAGTTGTTTATATTTTCATATGAAAAAAAATTATTTTCAATTTTTGTTTGTATCATAGTTTAAGTATACCATTTATGATACAATAAAGTATGTTAATATTTGGCTCTATGCCCATAGGCAATTCAAAAGATATTTCTTTTAGAATGATAGAACTAATTGAGTCATCTGACTTAATTATTGTAGAAACAGTATTTAAGTTTTTAAAAACTGCACAAGATTTAAATTTAAAATATCGTGGAAAAATTATTGAATGGAATACTGTATTTATAAATAATCCAAAATTTGAATATGTTTTAAATCAAAATATTAAAATAATACGAGATTATTTAATAAAAAATGATACAGTTTTATTTATATCTGATGAGGGTCAGGCGTGTTTAAATGATCCTGGATATGATATTTTACATCTAACACAAGATATTGATTATAGTGTTTCTGTTATTCCAGGTCCAAGTGTAATAACAACTTCGGCATCGTATGGTGCATTATTTAATCAAGGTCAATCAGATTTTATTTATTGGGTAACTATAAATGAAAATAAAAATGAAAGATTAGAATATTTAAAAACTATAAAAAATTTAAAACTTATGATTATATTTACTACAGTATATCCAAAAATTTTAAATGTTGAAGTGTTAGAAGATATATTGGATATTCTTGGAGATAGATTAATTATTTTATGTATGTCTTTAACAAAAATAGATGAAAAAATAATAAAACTTAAAGTATCAGAGTTAATTGAAAAAATAAAAATTGATAATCAATTTATATCTAATCCAATTACTATTGTAATTGAACCACCTATGTAGCACTAACGGGAATCGAACCCGTCTTTTTGCCGTGAAAGGGCGATGTCCTAACCGATAGACGATAGTGCCTTGGCTGGTCTGGTAGGACTCGAACCTACAACATCTCGGTTAACAGCCGAGTGCAACTGCCAATTGTGCTACAGACCATCAGCACCCCTGATTGGATTCGAACCAACGACTAACAGATT